TGTAACTGAACATACACCACTTGAACCATCACCTCTAATAGGCACACTAGCATGAGTACCGTTTGTACCACTAGAACCAGCAGTTTTAATTAATATTGTGTCTAATGCACCATCAACAGCTGCAGCTGCAACAGTTGAATCTGTTGATACATGCATAAAGTCTGTTGATAAAAAGTTTGTTTGTTCTGAAGCAGTTAATGAATACATATATTTCCACTTATAGTTATCACCTGTGGTTAAAATAGATGTTGATGTACCTGTTGGTTCTACTGTCGAAGCAGTATTTCCATCATTACTTAAACATTTATATACATGGTTTGATGAAGATAAAACATAAAAAGATGAATCGTTAAGATTACTAGCACCACTATTTGCCGATATAGTTGATGATGTTGAACCCTTAACATATTGTCCATAATCGTGTCTATACATATCATATGTTGTACCAGTTGTCCAATTTCTTCTTGGAACAGCTCTTGATACATCTGATGTTGTAATTCGTTTTGCAGCTATGATATCATCAAAAAAGTAAAATTCATCTGCTACTGAATCTACTGGTGTTAATGGTGATGAATCTGTGCCTTCGTATTGTGTTCTACTGTCGCCACCTGTTGATGTTGCGAAGGCTTGTGGTCGACCCATTGCCAAATAGTAAATATTTGGACTTGATTCTGAAAACGATTCCACAAAATTACTAGCATTGTGTAATCGAAATTTGTTAGTTATAATTGCCGGCATGTTTTTATCCTCAAACTTTAAATCTTACTATTATTTATAATGGTTTAATTATAGTTTACCTTAATTTCTGTAGGAAAAGTGATATTAGTTTTTAATTTACCACTTTCTATATCACCTAACACTATTCCTTCACCATCTATACTTGTGTTTTTAGTGCCTTGTACACCTATTGTGCTGAACATTGTATTAAATTCACCTATTGTTATTTCTTGAATATACTTTCTTTCAGTAGAATCATTACCTACAGCACCTGTTTGTGGTATTGCACCACCACTAAACATATACCAATGTCTATTCAAATTTCTAAATCTATTTCCTAATGCAGCCCCATTTACTAGATTTGTTATACTTCTGTGAGATAAATCATATCTTTCTTTAGATTGTATTTTAATTTTGTGTTCTCTTTTCAAAGTAACATCTCTAGTATTAGCAGTAAAGTGTTCTACTGTACTATCATCTAAATCAACACCTACAGCTACTCCTGGTGTGGTTCTTAATGTTGTGCCATCATCTACTGTGCCTAATCTACGACCAAGTATTGTAGAGAATAGAGTATTAATAATTAATGCAAGTCCAGAATGTGATACTCCAGATACAACGCCATCAACAGCACTAGACATTTTTGCATCCAATGTTGTTTCAACATTTACCTGACCTGTTACATAAAAACCTGTTGGGTGAATTGTATCTTTAAATGACTTACGCCAATCTACAATTGCACGACCTACTTTTATTACATAAGAAAAATCTTGATAGTATAAACTATCTTGTACTTTCATAGTTGATTCTGATATCTGACCATCTTCATTTAGATTTGTACCATCTGTATCTACAACAGTACCAACAGTTGTAGAAGCTGTAGCAGTATCTACTATTCTAATTGTTCCTGTTACACCAGATGTTCCACCTGTTAATGTAACTCTTGTATCATAAGTTCCTGTTGGACTTGATACTTCTAAAAGTCCTCTACTTGAATCCCAAGAAACTACTGTTGAAGAAATTACTGTTGAACCATCAGTTCCTAAACCAGTAACAGTTTCTCCTACTGTATAATTACCTGAAGCACCTGTTACGATTAATTTTGTATTAAGTGTTAATGTAGGTGGAGTTGGACTATCTTCATAATCTTTTCCATATTCTACAATTTTTAATTTTAAAAGTCTTCCTATATCTGAACCATATGGATGCAATGTTGCACTAGAACCACCACTACTTGTAATTGAAGTTGTAGGTAAAGTACTCATACCAAAACCAGAGTTTATAATTCTTACATCTGTAATATCTTCATTACCTGTTCCAGATTCTTGTACAAATTTATCTCCAGTATAATGGTCACCTTTTTGTGTAGCGTCCTCTAAAATAATATGGTCAAAAGTTTCCATACCATATGTTGATATGTCTCCAGTTTCAGGAGCGATACCACCATTTACAACAGAAATTTTTGCTTGACAAGCACCACCTGTATCATGTGTAAAGTTTACAACATCTCCTATTGCATAACCACTACCACCATTTCCTACAAATATATCTGTTAGACTTCCTAGTCCCACTTCACCTACTTGTATATTTGCACCCTCACCACCTGTTGCCGAAATGGTAACAGAATCAGATGTATCGTAAAGTGAACCACTATTACCTATACTTAATACTGAAGGTATTGATGTTATAGTTAGTTTTATAAATGTATCATCTGTATCAGTTTTTGTTCCTCTAATAACTTCATCTGAAGAAAAAGTTCCTACTAGAGTATCTTCATTTAAAATAAATTCACTTGTGTTTGCACCACTTATATTAAAAATATTTACAGTTTCGACAATAGCAGTAGCACCTGAAGTAACACCTGTAATTGTTCTACCGATTAAATCTGTAGGTTCTCCTACTGAAGCGACTGCTCTTAATATTTTTTTACTATCAAACTTTCCGTCTGATATTCTAAGCATGTTTTCTCTAGGATAAATTGTTTCTGAATTTTCATTAAACAACATTTTAAAAAATACTTCATTTGCTTTAGCAGTACCTTTTGCAAGATATACTGAACGAATATTTTTAATTAAATTTCTTTTATTAATATTTGAATCTAGTTTTTCAGGCAATGTTGCCATAAACTCATTTCTAAATTTTGTTAAGAAATTAGAAATAACTTTATCTGGATCCCTAAAGTTTGTAAGTTGTTGAATGTTTTGAACAGGATTAGAATTATAATTATCTAGAGTTGCACTTGCACCTGATGTGCCACCTGTTAAAGTTTCACCATCTATAAATTTATCTTGTGCTGATATATAAAGTTTACCATTACTTAAATCTTCTACAAGAACAGTTGCTGTTGCACCAGATGTGGCACCAGTAATTGTTTCTCCTTTTTCAAACTTACCATAAGATGATGATTCTTGTAAAACTTTATCACCAATACTTTCTTGTGTATTGCCTGATGAAATGCGAGAAGCATTTAATAATAAAACACTAGGTTCTAAATCTGTTTCACTTTCTAATAATACACCATCTGTTGATAAAACACTAGTAACAGATATTTCTGCTGATTCCATAAAGGTGTAATATTGTTTTACAAATTCTAAAAATCGTGGATGCTCACTTAAAACAAATTCAGGTGCCTGATGTTTTAAAAGGGTTGATATTTTATCTGTAAATTTTGCCATTAGTAACTAGATGATGTTGTATAAGTTGTTCCACCATCTGATGTACCACTTGCAAAAGAATCACTTTCAACAGTTACATTTGAATTTGCAACATCTATTTCTAGAATTTGGTCTCTTACAGGTATAACATCATTTGAAGATGGATTAACAGTCAATTCAATAACAGTAGAAGCACTACCTCTAATATTAGATATAGAAGCAATGTTTAATGATGTTATGGTAACTTGTCCTGTTGCATAATTAATTGTTCCTTGTGTATTGTTTTGATAAGTTTTAACACCACTTACTAAATAATACATTCTAACATTACCAGCGCCATCATCATTTAAGAACATTTCATTATCATTACCTGATATTTTAAATCCTGATGATTCTAAAATACCACCCATGTCTGTATTATGACCTGAATGAGGATTATATAATGCATTTCTAAAATAAACTTGATAGGTTACTGCACTACTTAGTGTAGGTGTAAAATCTTTTCTAATTTTTAAAGTTGTTATGTTTGATAATATAGATGTATCTGTATCATCTATATCTTGCACTAGTTGTGAGTATCTAAATAGACCTTCAAATTTTTGTAATTTAGTTGTGCTATAATTTGTTATTGATGTTGTAACTAAAGTTTTTAATGTATCAGCAGTTTTAGTTGTAGCGTTTTCATCAAACTTAACATTAGATGTTAAAATAATAGATGTTGTTTCTGGCGTTACAATTACTGGTGTTACACTTGCAAGATTATATTTTTTTAAATTATTAACAATATTTAATTTTGATGTTTCTGTTAAAGTTGCACCTGATTGAGGTACAATACCTATATAAACTTTTCCATATACAGGTGTTTCAGCATCCTCTCCGCCATATGCACTTATTGATACTGCATTAGGATAAAATTGTTGTGTAAGAGTTTCATAATCTTTAACTGTAACAGCTCTATTCTGTGATTGAAATTGTAAGGGTGCATTAAATCTAATTGAATTATTTGATTGTGCTAATGAACCACCTTGTGCATTAGATACAGTTGCAATTGATACATTTGTAAACCCACCTACATTTCCATCCAAAGTAAATGAAGAAGCGCCATTACTTTCATCCATGTTAGTTGCAATATATTCTAAAATTACAATATTGCCATCTTCAAGGGATTTACCTAAAACACCATCACCAAAATAAACTTCATATCTACCATCAGCAGTTTCTTGTAAAAAATAAACTTTTGATGTAGAATCTAATTCTGTTAGTGTTTGTGATTTAGTATATGTATTTTGTGTTGTATCACTTGATGAGTTTTGCACAATAACATTTAAAGTTGTTGTATCTGCCTGTTCATTAGGTATTATAAACTTTTGGTCTATATCTGATGAATCAACAGTATATTGAAATGATACACCAGTTCCTTCATAAAGTGTTACATTAGAAAATTTATAAACACCATCAGTTGGTTGTATTGTAATAGATTCATTAGTTATAAAATTATAATTAATTTGGTCTATTGTAGTTCCAAATGTAGTTCCTTTTGCCATTGTAATTGAGGCAACAGTTGTAGGAACATCATTAACAGTAATATCAATAACAGCTTGTGGTGCTGATACAGATGTAGGTGTATAACCTAATTGTTTTGCTAATGCGACAACATTTTTACGAATGTCTGCACTATCTAAATATAATTCGTTTGATAACATATTGGCATTATATGCTAAGTAGTGAGTATTGTATGCTAATAAATCTAACAATACCGACATACCTGAACCTTCAAAATCATAATCAGAATATTCTGATTGATTCTGTAAGAATAGTTTTAAGTTACTTCTTATCTGGTCGTAATCTAAATCAGATACATCTAGTCTTTTACTTGTTGATGTTGCCATGTTATCTTAATCTCTCTAAAAATGTTTCTACCTGTATAGGTGTTTGTGTTCCTACAATATTAAATGATATTTTAACTGAATATGCATTTCGGTCCATCTGATTATCTACTATTACAGAAGTTAGTCTAATTCTTGGTTCGTAAAAATTCAATAATTCAATAATTTTTTGTTTAATAAATTGAGTTATAATTTCTGTTACAGGTTCAAATAATAAACTTCTAAGACCAGACCCCAATTCAGGTCTAAAAAATCTTTCATAATGATTGGTGTTAATTAAATTTCTAACACTTCGTTTAACTGCCTCAGCATCCGTGAGTTTATTAACATCTTTAGTTACAGAATTTAAACCAAAATCTAGGTCTAAATCTTTATACTGGCGATTTACTCTTTTGGTTTCGTTATTATTTGTAGCGTCATAGTTTGCCATATCGCTAACTATTTATACAGGTTATGCTGTTCTTTTCCACATATAGACAACAATATATGGTTGAACATTATTATGAGCGTCTCCATCACCTGTGGTACTAGAAGTTACGGCAGGTCCATTACCTGTTCCAGCGTCCCTAACAAGTTCCATATTACCAGCGGCGCCACCTGTTCCTGTGCCTGAATCATTAGAACCTACTGTATGATTATGTGAGGCTAATTCGCCAATTGTTAAAGCGTGAGTTTTTGAACCACCGGTTTCTTCTGCCGTATCAAAGTCTGTATCTCCTGAATCAATACCTATAAGAACACGACCTGCTCCAAAAGCAGTCCATGTACCAAATCCTAATAGTGTTGCTGGATTTGTTGCATTACTGGCGTTCATATAAATTGAACCTACAGGATATGCATTTGATATTGTAGCAGTTACACCTGATAATGTTGTAAATGAAACTTGACCTTCACCATTTGTAGACATGACTTGTCCACTATCACCATCAGTTGTAGGCATAACATATGTGCCGTCGCCACCTAAATGAGTTAGGTTAGCATCCATTTCTGTATGTGTTAATGCTGTTCCTTTTGTACTTCGTTTTGTTAATGCCATTATGCTATATCCTCATCTGATAGAGTTGCTTGTCCCAATACTTCATCACTAAAATAAACTCCTACATATGATATAATTATATTATTTATAGTGCCAGGATTATTTTCTAAATAATCTTCTTCAATATATTCAAACTTAGCTACTTGTCTGCTGAAATATACATCTGGGTCAATTCCACTTTGGTTCTTATCAACATTTAATGTTGCACTTTGACTACCATTTGAGAATGTATATTCAATAGTTGTATCTTCGCCAGCTGCTGTTATTATAGCTTCAGAAGGATTATCTTCTTCAGGTATTGTATATTTAAAACCAAAAAGATTATGTTCTCCTACTGATGTTGGGTCTTCTGCCATTATGCCCCCTTAACATTTGCTAATACACTTAAAGAACCCATAGCACAAAAGGTAGGTGGAAAACAATCAGCAAAAGTTACTGTTGTAACTTCTCCAGCACCAGGCACAGTTTCTACCTCAACACTAAGTGCTAGTTTTCCAGTTCCTGGGTCTATTGTTCTAGGCAAATGTTTTGTAGTAGGACTACCTGAAACTGCAATCGGTTTGCCATTTACTAAAATACTAGTATGAACCGGTATTGCCATAACACCACAAAGTGAAAA